CATTAAAACACCTCGTCTAATGTCCAGTTGACTTTTCTTGCTGGGAATCCGTCAACATTGCTGAACACCCAAGCCCCACCGCCAGAAAGCATACCTCGGGCGTCCTTTTCTCTGATCCAAAAGCTTCCGTCTGGCTGATCTAGAGCCTTTGGTCCAGAATTCCAAACGCCCCAACTGTTCTGAATCAAGAATAATGTTTCATTTTTTCGTTCTCCGGTATCGTCACAGGCAATCCATGCCATAGCGTGGTTCCATCCTTCTCCTCTTTTTGCAATACCGTGGCTGTCTCTCCGACTTGAAAAGCCATACCCAGAACAAACCGACATAGCATAACCATTAGCAAGAGCGTCTCTCGCTTCTTCTATAGTTCTAACACTGGAAACGGTTTGTACTTGGTGTTTTTGTGCTTCATCTTCGTAGATACTATCGGGAATTCGATGGTTTGCACCCAAGTTGGAGTCATACTCAGATAAATCTACCTCTCCGTAGTCCTTTCTAACAAGAAGACCTCCCGACTCATGTACGTATCTAGCGGCTTTACTGCAAGTCATGCCCTGTCCCTTGTGTCCTCTGGACTGATAAATTGCTTCTGTGGCACCTCGGGCTACAAATTCTTCATTCTCACCCTGAGCATCTATTTCTACCGCTCTAGTAACATCTATTGCGTTACGAGTAGCGTGAGACACGCAGTCTCCGGTAGTTTGACTTTCTATGGGTCCAAACCCTGCGTCGAATTTCAACAGACTTTTAAACGGTAGACTTAGTTTATCTTTGCCCGACTCATAAAGGTCGTATGCAGCAGCACCGAAGACAGGCATGGGTAGCTCCGCCATAAGCCTTTTAACGTCTTCTTCGTCGCACACGGCCCCCACAAAACCACCGCGATAGTGTTTTAGGATTTGCCGAGGCGTTTTAAAGCACGAGTCCATTTAGTAACTCCTTCGCTGAATTGTGCCAAGTGAACGTTTTGGATGTCTCGATACCTCCTGAGTTTAAGAGACCATCCGAGCCACTCTCTTTCAGGGTATGTACAGTTCTCATGTGATTAATCAGTTGCTCCTTGGGCGACTCAGAAAGACTTGCCCACTCTCCATGCGAACCGGAAAAGAAAACTCCATCGCTAGCCTGCTCTAAACCGTCTATATCTATTAAAAGGCAGTTATCGGAATTGCAAAATTCCGTATGTGCGGAATAATTTGTAGTGATTACGGTTTTTCCACAGGCCATCATTTCCAGCAGTTCTAGGTTCCAGCCCTCCGCTCGGGCGGGGAACACTCCACAGTCTGTTTGCCTCATAATATTATACACATCTTTGCTGCTTTGCTGTCTGGGAATTATTCTTATGCTTCCCCCTAGCGGGGAATTCTTGTACAAATTGATCCATTTTTGGTTATCTGAACCTATAAACGGATTGTCGCACATCATCCATAACTCGACATTGTCTGATTGATTAAAGGCCGAATTAAAGCACTCTAGCAAAACATCGTGACCTTTGCGTTTTTCCCATTTTCCACAATTAAAAAAAATGGTTGGGGATCTGGTAGATGGTGATGGTGTAAAGGTTTCGATATCTACGCCCAGAGGAACAACGTGCACATTTTTTTCTACAAAATCGGTCTGATGCAATACAATCTCTTTAGCCCAGTGCGAACAAACAAACAAAGCATCGCAATGAGCCATGCTTCTTTTTTCGTCTTCGGTAAATTCTGTAAGCTCAAAGATGGGAAATCCAATATGTTTACCTTTACCTACGTGTAAATGAAGATCGTGTTGATGCCAGATCTTTACGGAAGCATCTTGAGCTATGGATCTCGGTTTCTGATTGGCTATTCCAGCAGTGACGTATTCGTCGATAAACTCCGGTTGAGAAATAGGATACAGGGCACTGGATGGTCTTAGTTGATATAAACACTTAAATATATTATACCCAGCTACCCCATATCCTAAGCTGTTGATAGGAGCGATTAAGCTAATCAATTTTGGATATCCCCCAATAGTATTGTCTCCAAAATTTTTATGTTGGGCCGTTTTTTTTAAAAACAGAAAAACGGTAAAAACTGGCTACCCGCCGTCTGATTCCACGGTTGAAACGAGGAAACATTCGGCTTCGATATCAGGTTCCGTCTATGTTTGGGTTATACCTAATAGATTATAGATGGAGCTGCTGTATTATGCACGTTTCTTTTTTACTCGTGAACGGGGATCAACACTCTTCCATTTTTTTTATAGACACCCTTTCTGGCAAATTCGTAAATCTCACCAGTAATCGGATCTTTATATTTGTAACCCGCTTCACTCACTTCTCTAGTGATTTTAGCATAAATGACCTCTTCATCGGTTAGTTGCAGAACGCCGTCCTCGGCCCCAGCTCTCGACTGACTGTTACATACCGCAACCCTCTGGTTAGCGTCTGGATACTCTTGTTTCATTTTATCGCTAGACATGCAACGACTAACGAATTTTTTTGCATCTTCGTCTTTGTTCCTTGTGGGAAGTGGCATATGTCTAGTCCATCTATAATAAAATTTGTGTTCACTAGCTAACAAAACGAATCCCAGTAACTGAGTTGCCTCATCAAGATATGATTCTCAGTATAATGGTTACCATACTTGTCTTTACCCTTTAGGTCACCAACCTCTGTCCATACCTCTTTCCACCCGTCTTCGTTGTTACCCCGCACTCTGGCCGCTTTGTCGTCGATATACAGAACGCCCGCTGGCTTACCCATAAAAGCATGGTGATATTTTACGCCGTGTTTTTCCAGCCAATCTGTCCACTCTCTGTGCCCACGCTCATACTGCATGTGCATATTTCCCTGTTCCCTATCTCCGTACCGTGCTGTATATAAAACGATAACATACCCCAGATCGTACAGCTTGTTTACTTGTTCAATGCCGTGACGCAAGGGGGGTGCCCGTGAGTAGTCTCCTCCGTGGTCTTTGCCCGCGATAACACCGTCACAGTCTACTATAATTCTGTTTTCCGACTCTACCGAGTATATGGGTTCGCTCATAATTACTCCCTATCCGCAATCACTACGGGGTGAAAACTTTGTTGATTCTGTCATCCATTCTACTATGTCACCATGTATTTGTTTCCAGCACTGTTCGCTCGTTACCGAGCGGAGTAAATGCGACTGACATAGAACCTCGTCAACACTAATTGTTTCATCTTTAGTTGTTTTCACGATATTCATGATCAGACCTTTAACCCTTTCTAGTTCTTGTGGAGATAGCTCCAAATGATACTTTAGGGGTGACGCATTTGATTGGCGATACTCGTAAAACCTCACTAACGCACCGCTAACTTTCTACTTCTTTGGTGTTGTTCTTATACTGGGGTCACCTTGAATTCTAACCCGCAGCTTATTTTCAGATTTGATTGAGCGTATCAAATATGGAAATGCTTTCGACCCTGCTGACTTGACTGCATCAGACTCATCACCCTCAGACTCTGGCTTAATCTTTTGAATCTCAGCAAAAGTGGGAGCGGCAGCTTTTGGGTCTAGCACCCATTCTACATGACGACTAGTAGCCCACTTTTGCATACGTCTGACCGGCACAATTAAATTAAAGGTTTCTCCGGCACCACGCACCAACATTCCCACGTATTTGCCGTTAGTTAAAAACACTCCACCGCCAGAAGAACCCGGAAATGCCGTCACCGTTGTTTGGTCAAACACTACTCCATCACCAGTTCCTAGGGGTAAAACTCTACCGACTTGAGACATTATTCCGGCAGTCATAGAGTTTGCTCCCGATTGGCCCAATAATGATCCCACATGAAAGAGACTGGTACCGATAGCTGTCGGTTCCTCGGATAACTCAAACTCAGTACTGGTGTCAACGAACCCAAGCTTACGCACCATAAGTATAGCAATGTCTTCGCCGTCTTCGGCATCAGAATATAGAATTACCTTGGCGTCCATCTTAAGCTCGCCAACCTTGCGACCGTTTTCAACAAGCTCTTTGACGATTTGGGCATCACGGAACTCTACGATTGTTTGCTTCTGACCCTTGCTGTTAAGAATATCTCGGGTAGACCGTAAGTTATCTACAACATGGGCACACGTTATGACAAAATTAACCTTAATCTTTTCAGTGTCCTTCGAGGATTTCTGTATCTCTCTAGTTATAAGTACCCCCGACCCCTCTGAAGATGCCGATTTAATAGTTACGCTAACGTCCTGCAAGTGTTGGGCAACCCTCTCTTCTGCGTGTGCCGCTGAGGCAGCGATTATTACTAACGTCATTGTTACGCTGCGAATTAGTGCGTTCATTATGGTTCCTTGATATATAGATTAGTATTTGTGAATGTTACGTAAACGATTACGTAAACAGATCTTTTATAGCTCTTCCTGAGCTTGCGATTCTCATGGGTCTTCCTCCATTGCTTGTAAAAGGGGGGGGGGTGTAGTCTCAACTCACAGTATTACCTTACCTTCACCTTCTAAAAGATATCGTGGGCGACCACTGGTGTCTGTTCTCATTTCATTCTTTGGGATTCCGAGGTGGTCAAACAAAGTTGCTGCTACGTCTATTGGTTGAACCTTGTTTTTAGTTGGCACATAAGCCTTGTCGGCTTTGCCAATGACTCGACCATGACTATATGCTCCACCGGATAACAGCATGGGAGTAATGGAGGGCCAGTGGTCACGACCAGCGTTGGCGTTGAGTCTGGTCCTTCCAAACTCACCTGTAACTACTAGTAGTATATTTTCAGATATGCCGCTCTGGTATATATCCTTGACAAAAGCAGAAAGAGCCTTGTCGAGCGGTGGAACCTTGCCCTCTAAAGCCTTCTTGATATTGCCATGCATGTCCCAGCCGCCGTAATGCACGGTAATAAACTTAGTACCGAACTGAGCAAGCCTGCGAGCCAGTAGCATCTGGTCACCAATACTGCCCCTGCCATACATTTCACGCATAGCTTCAGGCTCTTTGTCTAGGTCAAACGCCTCTTTGGCGTTGCCAAGAACGACATTATATGCCGTGTTGCCAATCTTGGTGAATGAATCCGCCTCTTTGGAGTGAACCCTATCCGCTCTGTCTAAAGCTCCTAGCAATTCTTTTCTCTCTGCGAAGCGGCCAATGGGAACTCTTGGCGTGAGGTTGTCTTTATTAGACGGATCAAACGGCTTGTGTACTCCCCCCAAATAGGATGGCTGCTCGCCCTCAATTTTACCCTGCTTAACATAGGCTGGCATACCATTAGTAGGATGGTTGGCCCCAAACACCGCCGAGGCAATAGCTCCGTGCCCCGGGTACTCTGAATCGGCCGTGTTCTCCCTCTTGGGGTTACGGTGGCCCGTCATCATCCAGTGCGTGGCCTGTCTGTGGGAAGAGTCTCCGTGAGAGAAAGAGTTTACAGCGGTAAGGTGGTCACCCTGTTTTATTAACTCTTTAAACAAACCACCAAAAGCAAGGCCGTTATTATGTGTTACTGCTCCGGTTACTGGCCTGTGGGTCTCTGGAACCGTGTCTGTGGGTGCGTGGAAGGTTTCAAACTGAGTTGGTCCTCCTCCTAGCCACACCCATACCACTGATTTGTCGCTAGGTAAAGTCATTTCTTCTTCTGAAAAAACCCGATCTGAGAAAGGTAATAATCCTAATCCCGCCCCGAGTCCACCAATCCGTAAAAAATCTCGTCGCTTAAAAGCCAAGTCGAACATAGCCTATCTCCTAAAAATTATTGATCCAGTTGATTCCACTTAATATCGTTGTAAGTATCGAGTGCGGGTTCTGGTTGTACATACGGACCCTGCTGCATGGGAACCGGCACAGGAACCATGCGTATCACAATGGGTACGTGTCTGTGGTGTTCCCACGTAATATGGGCCACCAAACAAAACGACAAACTCATAAAAAATCCTAACCAAAAGTTTCTCATCACACGGTCTCCGTCTCTAAAAACGTTGTATATTTAATGTCTTCCCAGATAACAGCAGAGATTGCCATAGCGACTGCGTTATCCGATGGATAGTGAACGCCCTGCAAACAT